AGCGCATCGAGGATGCCCCGCTGATGGATCGGCGCGAGCGGTATCCAGATCGCCTGCCGGACAAGGTCGAGGTAATAACGATCGGCGTCGACGTTCAGGGAGACCGCTTGGAGGCGGAAATCATCGGATGGGCAGCTGATGGCGAGAATTGGTCGCTTGATTACCTTGTGCTCTGGGGAAACACGGCGATGTTTACCAATGGGACTGACGACGTCTACTCACAGCTCTACGCGATACTGGACCGAGAGTACGTTCGGCAGGACGGATCGATACTGACCGTCGATGGTATGGCGATTGATGCCGGCTACAACCAGGAGCAGGTTTTTGACTGGTGCGAGCAGGCAAATAAACTACACCGGATTTTCCCAGTAAAAGGTGCATCCACGAGTTTGGGCGGTGTTATAAGTAAGCAGACAAGGGCAGGCACCAGACGCCTGAAGATCTGGCTGGTAGATGGTGACGCAGCAAAGAGTATCGTCCTGAAGCGGCTGACGATTAAGCCTGGTGAAAAGGGAAGCGCTCATTTCCCGGACCACTACGAGCGGACGTATTTTATGGGCCTGACAGCTGAAGAACAGAAGACGCGAGGGGAAAAGCGTGTATGGACGAAGATCCGGGAGAGAAACGAGCCGGTTGATACAAGGGTGTACTCATACGCGGCTATGAGGATACTCTCACCGGCATGGGGGCAGATCAGGAGGAGGAGGATTACGGATATTCTAGATGCCTCTGCCGAGAACGCGCCAGAAAAAAGTGCTAAATTACCAATAAAGAAGGTGAAGAAATTGAAATTCGGGAGGCGTTGATGCAGGTATCAATTAAGTCTGACATCAGAGCAGTGATGCGGGAATTTCGCGATGTCAAAGAGAAGTCTATTCCATATGCGCTCGCCGGCGCGATAAACGACACGCTTTTCGACCTACGAAAAACATACCCGCAAGAGATGAAGGGTGTGTTCGACAAGCCGGTACCGTTTACGACGATGCCGTCTGCGTGGCAAATCAATAAGGCATCAAGGTCGATGCGTACCGGAACAATAAGGCTTAAGGATGTGCAGGCTTCGTACCTGAAGTGGCAAGTATATGGCGGCTTGCGTACACCACGGAAGAGGGCTATCCCGATACCACAAGCAGGCGGATCGGCTATCGCGGCTCATGGCGGCTTGAAGCGCAACTGGAAGCGCTTGCTTGATGATCCGCGATACTTCAGCGGCACACCGAAAGGAGGGGGACGACCAGGACTCTACAGGAGGCTCGGCGCGACAAAGAAAAACGCCGGTGGAAAAAGGATTCGCCTTGAACTTGCGTGGGAGGATAACGCGATTTACGGGAAGATGTGGCGCTTTGAGGAGTCAAACCAATTCCGAGTCCATCGATTGTTTTCTGACAATTTCAAGAAGCGCATGATGGCATCAAGGATTTACCAGCAAACGCATTAAAAAACGGAGCGACCCGCCAGCATGAGACTAATTAAAGCCCAGAAAACACTGGGCTTTTCTTTTTATTGATGCTTATAACCAAGATGTGCTTCGCAAGCTATTTTATATTCAATTCGTTATATGCAGTTTGCGTGTAACAGAACCGGTAACTGTTACAGGAACCTATGGCGCTCCCACTTATCACACCATCTCGTCTCACGGCGGGAGACACTTGCGAATGGCTGATCGCCCTCGCTGACTATCCAGCTCCAACATGGACGCTGTCGTATGCTCTTGTCAACGCATCAGGGTATGTCGTCATCACCGCCTCACAGTATGAGTCCGGTACAGCCCACCACATCAACGTCGATGCGGCAACGACGGCAATCTGGGATTCTGGTACATACAGCTACCAAGCAACCGTCACGGATGGTTCAGATAGGTTCAAAGTTGAATCAGGAACCATCGATATCATTGCGGACTTCGCGGACAAATCAACGGGTTACGATGACCGGAGTTTCGCGAAGAAGGCGCTCGATGCCATCGAGGCCGTTATCCTCGGGCGAGCATCTCAGGCGCAGCTCGAATATGCCATCGCCGGAAGGCAGCTCAAGTTCATTCCACCGGCTGAACTGATGGATCTTCGCGACAGGCTCCGCGTCGAGTATCGCTCGGAAGAGGCCATGAAACTGACAGCACGGACAGGAAAAAGCCGGTTTGGTCAGGTGCAAGTGAGGTTTAACTGATGATGGACGCAAGGGCAAAGCGGCTTGAGCAGATGCTCGCTGAATCAGGAAGCATGAGCATGAAGCCATTCGGGCCTCAGGCAGTGTCGCCGAGCGTCAATCACTCGAAGAACGGAAAGCGACAGTTTCTTGCCGCCGCAGCTGGGCGACTGAACTCAGACTGGCCTTCAGTCAACATGTCAAGTGACGAGGAATTCTTTAGGGAGCTCCGGACCCTTCGTGGTCGGTCCCGTTGGCTGGCTAAAAATAATGGGTACTATCGCCGATACCTTGATATGTGTGTGGACAATATCGTTGGTCCGAACGGCGTGCGCCTTGAAGTCAAGATCAAGAAGGCGAACGGTGATCCGGACAAATCCGCAAACGACGTGATAGAAGAGGCGTGGCGGTCTTGGTCGAAGAAGGGCGTTCCGATGCGCCGATCACAGTGGACCCGTGTGGATATGGAGAGGTCCGCTGTGTGGTCGGTTGCGCGTGACGGTGAGGTGTTTTTCCGCAAGTGGTATGGATCCGGAGAGTACGGGTTTCAGCTTGAGATGATTGACGCCATGCGGGTGCCGACGGAAATGAACATCATCCAAGGCAATGGCGTCGAGGTGATCAACGGCATCGAGTACACGGACGGGGACGTCACTGGGTACTACATCGCACGCCGAGGTATGCGCCAGGACTTCACCAGCGAGAACTATGAACGAGTCGATGCAAAGTTTATCCTGCACCTTTTCGTTCCAATCTTCGCCGAGCAGAAGCGCGGGTTCCCGTGGTTGAGTGCGGGCATGTCGAGGATACACCAGCTTGATCGTTACGAGAACGCCGAGATTATCGCCAGCCGGGTCGCTGCCGAGAAGGGCGGGTTTTTCAAGAGGACGGCGGCTGCTGATACCGGGTTCAGCGGTGACGGCGAAGATGAAGATTCTGAGATTCAGTACATGGACAGCGAGGCCGGATCGTTCGGTATCCTTCCGGAAGGGTATGATTTTGCCCCCTGGGATCCGACGCACCCAACCAATGCTTTTGAAAGTCTGTCAAACAAGTTGCTTAAAGGTATCGCTTCCGCCGGCAACGTCAATTATACCAGTCTCGCTAATGACCTCTCTGAAGTCAACTACAGCAGCGCCCGTATTGGCATGCTCGAAGTCCGCGACTTCTGGAAGGGTCGTCAGAGCTGGCTTGTGGCCTGGTTCCATGACGCTATTTATGGCGAGTGGCTGTCAATGGCCATGTCGGCAGGGAAGATTCGACTGCCGCTCTCAAGAATCAACGAGTTCAAGCGAGTTTCATGGGTGCCTCGATCCTGGGCGTGGGTCGACCCGCAAAAAGAGGCGAACGCGAACAAGGCAAACCTCCTGATGCGCGTCACGTCGCTGTCGGACATCGCCGCGTCGCAGGGTGACGAGATCGAGGATGTTTTTGACCGCCTGGCGAAGGAGAAGCAGATGGCGGACGATGCGGGTATAGATATGACTGATATTTTTGGGCCGTTCAAGACAGCACAGCAAGTCCCTGCGGCACCGGCGCCAAGTCGCACAATTGGCCGAACGGCCATAAACTGAATGGATATGAGCATGCAGAATACTGATGGTATGGAGCGCATGGAGGTCCGGACTGGCATCCAGTACCGAGCAGCCGAGATAACGGTCAAGGCCGAAAATCCTGGTAATGAAGAGCAAGCACAGGATGGACAAGATGGCTCACCGTCTTTTGAGTGCTATTTCTCAAGTGAGGCTCCGGTACAGGATCGCATGATGTGGGACGCCACGAACGGAGATATCGTTTTCGGTACGGAAATCCTCCTGCACGGCAACGACAATGTCGATCTATCATGGATCTCGTCAGGACGCGCTCCATTCCTGAAGGACCATGATCAGGAAGAGCAGGTCGGAGTCATCACTGGATGCGAACTTGACTTGAGTTCACGGGCTTGCAAGCTGACCGGAATCAAGTTCAGCAGAAGCGAAGGTGGATGTGAGCTGAAGCAGGATATTATCGACGGAATACGCAAAAACGTCAGCGTCGGATACGTAATCCAAGAGCTTGTCGAGGCCGAGCGCGGCGTCTATCACGTCACTAAATGGAAGCCCTACGAGGTATCGTCTGTCAGTATCCCTGCTGATGAGGGTGTCGGGTTCCGCAGCGCAGAAAGATTTTTTTCAACGGTCGTTTACAGACGACCACTTACCGCACAAACACAAACAATAAACAAGGAGAGGGACATGGATCCTATCAATGAAACCGGCGGGAACATGAATCCCGCTCCCGTGGTCGTTGAGACCGAAAACATCGCGTCGCAGATCGCGGCACAGGCTGAGGCCGCAAGGCACCTCTGCCCGAAATCAGGCGAACTCGCTGCTCGTGCTATTGCCGAAGGCATCAGCCCGAAAGAGTTCTACGAGCGCCACCTTGCACCGGCAATCATTGCCGAGCAGGAGCGCCAGGCAACCGTCCAGATCGGCCTTACCGCCAAGGACAAGCAGCGCTTCAGCCTCGTCAAACTCGTCCGTCACCTCTCTGGTGATACGGTCGATGCAAAGTATGAGCTTGATGTCTGCGATGCTTACTGCTCCGCTCGCGGCATTTCGTCGCAGCGCGGTGGCGCAATCATCCCGCACGAGGCCATTCCGATGTCAAACCGTGCAGCCATCATCAGCTCCGGCACCGGCGCTGGCGTGGTCGAAGAGATCCACAGCGGCGAAGTGATCGAGTATCTGCGTGAGCAGGCCGTGCTCGCTCGTGCTGGCGCTCGCTTCATCAGCGGCCTTGTCGGCAAGTACGACATGGCTCGTGTCGGCGTTGGCACCTCCGCCTACTGGGTTGGAGAGAAAAATGAGTCCGGCGCCGACATCACCACCAGTGCAATGGACCTTGACCTACTCCAGTTCACGCTGAAGACGGTCGGCGTCAACCAGGGGATCACCCGCCAGATGCTGAAGCAGACCTCAATGGATGTCGAGGGAATCGTCCGTGGTGATATCTTCGCATCGCTTGCTGATGCCATCGACCTTGCTGGCCTCGCAGGCACCGGATCGAGCAACAACCAGCCGGCCGGCCTGATTGGAACCAGCGGCGTTGGCACCGAGACACTTGCTGCAGCAAACTCTCCAGCATGGTCTGATGTAGTGAATATGGAGACAGCTGTCGCAGAAGCAAAAGCGCTTCGCGGATCGCTGGCCTACATCGCGCACCCGACTCTGATTGGCAATATGAAGCAGACGCTGAAGGCTTCTGGCGTATCCGGCTTTGTTGCCGAGAACGGCCAGGTAAACGGCTATGGTCTGTTCAGCAGCAACAACGCAATCGCATCCAGCGTCAAGCGCATCATCTTCGGCAACTTCGCCGAGCTGATGGTTGGCCTCTGGGGTGGCATCGAGGTCGTGGCAGATCCGTACACCTACTCGCGCAAGGGTATCGTGTCGGTAACTGCGTTCCAGGATGTGGACGTGCAGCTGCGCCATCCGGCCAGCTTCGTCTCCAGCACCAACCCTACTTAATGAGGTGACATATGAGGATTAAGATACGACGAGGTGTCAACGTCCAGACCGCAAACGGCGTGTCCCCAGCTTCGGCTGGGGCCGTCGTCGAGGTCACCGAAAAATGTGGACGTGAGCTGATTGCTGATGGCCGTGCGGTGATTGCACCAGAAGAAAGTACGCAGGCGATACAGCAGGAAGTGAGAGAAGAGCCGATTAAGAAGAAGATGATGAAGCGCTGACATGTTTGCCGAAGACCTAACATCAATGTTTGACGAGATCTACGGTTTCGCGGTGCCAGCGGTCTACAAGACCATGGCTATCTCCGTCCTCTATGACGAGGAGTATTACGCAGCCAACGGTCAAGAGGTAGACATTGAGAGCACGAAGCCGGCTGCTATTTGCAGGTCGGTAGATGTGCTGGGTGTGAAAATCGGTGACAGTATTACGGTCGACTTGGCTCCGTACACCGTGATCAACGTTAAGCCAGACGGCACAGGTATCACAGTGCTCGCCTTGGAGGATGCATGAGTCATGTCAGAACACAGATACGAGATCGTGTGGCGGTTACGCTCTCAGGTCTCACGACGACCGGCGCGAGGGCATTCAAGTCGCGCATCTACCCGATGGATTCGGCTGCTATGCCCGGCATCTGCGTGTATGTGAAATCCGAGAAGGCGATTGAAGAGCGAGACATCCTGCTGGTCAAGGAGGTTGATGTCGTGATCGATGCGTATGTGTCTGGCGTCACTTGGGACACAAAAACCGATACCATACAAGCCGAGGTCGAGACTGCGCTCTATGCAGACCGTAACGCAACGACGGACAAGTATCTGAACGGATTAGCTTTATCTCTTGAATACTCACAAGCCGACAGTCAGTATGTCGGAGATGCAGCGGTGCCGTATGGCGTCCTGCGGATGATTTACAAGGTGCAGTATGCGATCACTCGCGGGGTACCACAAACAGCAGTATAACACCACAAACAGCAGTATAAAACAACTGGAGAACTACAATGGCAGAACTACTTGGCAGGGACTTCATACTCACGAAGGGCTCAGTCGCTATCGCCGGATGCCGCACCAAGAGCTTTACCGTCAACAATGCGCCCGTGGATATCACCTCGGATGACAGTGCTGGCGTGCGTGAACTTCTTGATGCGCCTGGAGAAAAAACTGTAGAGATTAGCTTTTCTGGTGTCGCTACCGACGCCACTATCGTCACTGCAGCAATGAGCACTACGGATGTCGTTGACGCTTATTCGCTTGCGTGGGGCGGGAGCACGCTCAGCGGGAACTTCTTCCTGGCATCAGTCGCGATGACCGGAGAGTACAACGGAGCCGTCACCTTTGAGGCGACACTGCAGTCCGCTGGCGCAATTACCTTCGCGTAATTATGGCAGCGATATTTGAGGACGTGGCGATCACCTACGCCGGAAAACAGTACACCGTGAAACCCACCTTCGACATGATTAACCGAGTCGAGATGTCGAAGGTGTCGGGTGGCCTCGGGATTAGCCTTGCAGGACTGACTGCGCGGGTATCCCGTGGTGATGCCCCTGTTACGGAGGTGGCGAAGATCCTTGCATTTATGCTTGTGTCGGCAGGAGCCGATGCGACACCGGAGGATGTATATGTCGAGATCATGACGGGAACTGACGCGAGACCACTGATCGAGGCGGTGACCTCCGCTTTTTTCCCGGTGGTGCGCACTCAGACTGAGAAGGCTGACGGTAAAAAAAAATAGCCGACGACATTGACTGGGGTCGGATCTATGAGATCGCGATCCTTGACTTGGAGCTTATCCCATCAGAGTTCTTGGCGATGTCGCCAAAAGAGTTCTGGCGCCTCTATTACGCGAAGGTAGACCGTAACAAGAGAGAGGCTGGGCGCCTGGCAGATGGAGATATCGATGACCTGCTCGCAATGCTGAAAGACCACAAATCCAATGAGTAACCAGAATATCCTTGTTAAGATCAATGGCGACGCTTCGAGCTTCGAACGAGCGACTAACAAGGCTATGGGTCTATCGAAGCAGTTTGTTGGAGCCGTAGGGATTGCGTTCAGCGCGACAGCTGCGGTACAGTTTTCCCGCGCTCTCATCGACATCAGCGACCGATACACGCAGCTCGATGGACGCTTGCGGCTCGTCACGAAGCCCACGGCAGATTTCCAGGCGGCACAGGCCGGCCTCTACAAGATCGCCCAGGACACTCGCGTTGAATACGAAGCAACGGCAGATCTCTATACTCGCATCGCAAGATCCACCGACAACCTTGGCCTATCCCAGAAAGACCTCCTCGGGATCACCGAGTCCATCAACAAGGCCCTGATCGTCTCCGGTGCGTCCGGCGAGTCGGCGTCAGCAGCACTCATGCAGCTCGGGCAGGGCATGGCGTCTGGAGCGCTCAGGGGCGAGGAGCTGAACTCCGTCATGGAGCAAACGCCAAGGCTCGCCCAGATGATCGCTGACGGCCTCGGCGTCGGCATTGGTCAGCTCAGGGA